GGGGAGGACATGCTCTCCCTGGCAAGCCGCTTCGAGACGGGGCGCATCTCGGCCATGGATGCGGTGAAGATCATCGCTGCGGGCCTTCGCGGTGCGGGACATGACTGCTCGAATGAGGATGTCGCCCGCATGACGGCGGAAGGTGGCGCGGCAGGCTTCATCTCCATCGTCGCTGACCTTCTCTCGGCAACTTTTGGCGGAGCCATTCAGTGAGCAAGCCGCGCTTCCCTTGGGCGGAAGCGATGGCGCTTGGTCTCGGCACACTCCGCCTGCCGCCCGAAACCTTCTGGCGCATGACGCTGCCTGAGCTTGCCGCCGCTGCCCGCTCCCTGCGGCTGAGTGGTCCCGCAGCGCCGGATCGCAACGACCTTGCCGCTCTTATGGAAGCCTATCCGGATTAAAAAATGACAGAGCAGACAGACCCCGAACATATCACCCGCGCCATGCTGGACGCTGGCGACGCCGCCCGCAGCTTCGCGCTGGATAGCGAACGCGCGCTCAGAGCCGTGAGCATGGAGCTGCGCCGCGCCACGCGTGAAGGACGAGATTTCGGTGATGCGCTTGGCCATGCTTTTGATGGCATTGCGCTGAAAGGCCGCTCTCTTTCCGACACGCTCCGCAAGCTTGCGCTCGATATATCCCGCATGGCGCTTGATCGTGCGGTGAAGGCGATCACGGGCACTGTCTCGGGCGGTATCGGTAGTCTGCTTGGTGGTGTCATTCCGAGTGCCAACGGCAATGCCATTTCTGATGGTCGCGTGCTGCCATTTGCGAAAGGGGGTGTCATTTCAAGCCCCATGCTCTTTCCCTTGCGTGGCGGCACCGGCCTCGCAGGGGAGGCGGGTGCAGAGGCAATCCTGCCGCTTCAGCGCGGCGCGGATGGGCGGCTCGGCGTTGCCGCGCAGGGTGGAGCGGCACCGGTGAACATCACCTTCAATGTCACGGCGACAGATGCCGCGAGCTTCCGCCGTTCGGAGTCGCAGATCGCCGCCATGCTCAGCCGCGCCAGTGCGCGGGGAAACAGGAATCTCTGACATGAATTTTCATGAAATCCGCTTCCCGCTAGACATCGCCCTTGGCGCGAGCGGCGGGCCAGAGCGGCGTACGGAGATCGTCACGCTTGGCTCCGGTCGTGAGGAGCGGAATACGCCCTGGGCCATGTCGCGGCGTCGTTTTAACGCAGGCCTCGGTCTGCGCAAGCTGGATGATGTTCACACGCTCATTGCCTTTTTTGAAGCAAGGCGCGGAAGACTTCACGGCTTTCGCTGGCGTGATCGAGCGGATTGGAAGAGTTGCCCGCCTTCCGCAGCCGTCACCGCAAGCGATCAAGTCATTGGAACAGGTGATGGTGAATGCCGGGATTTCCGGCTCGTAAAAACCTATTTCTCCGGTGGAGCGAGCTACACAAGAGAGATCGTGAAGCCGGTCGCCGGGTCGGTACTCGTCGAAGTCTCCGGCGCGCCGATGGAGGAGGGTAACGATTTCACCCTCGATGCAGCAAGCGGCATCATCTCCTTCACGCTGCCACCCGCATCCGACGCTGTGGTGAAGGCCGGGTTCGAGTTCGATGTGCCCGTGCGCTTCGATACGGATTTTCTCGACATCAATCTCGCCGCCTTCGCAGCGGGCAGTATTCCTGACATTCCCGTCATCGAAATCAGGCTCTGACAAATGAAGCAGATTTCTCCCGCTCTCGCCGCACATCTTGCGAGCGGAACGACGACGCTTGCCTGGTGCTGGAAACTCACGCGCCGCGATGGCATCTCGCTCGGCTTCACCGAGCATGACTGCAATCTTATTTTCGACGGCGTGACCTATGAAGCCGCTTGCGGCTTCACCGCATCAGCTCTTGAGACGTCGAGCGGCCTCAACGTCGACAATCTCGATGTCGCCGGCGCCCTGAGCTCGCTGCATCTGAATGAGGGTGATCTTGCAGCCGGTCTTTATGATGACGCCGAAATCGAAATCTGGCGCGCGAATTGGGCGAATGTCGAAGAGCGCCTTCTCATGCGGAAGGGAAATCTCGGAGAAATCTCCCGCTCCGGCACCGCCTTTACCGCCGAACTGCGCGGTCTTGCACATCGGCTGAACCAACCCACAGGTCGCCTCTATCAATATGGCTGCGATGCAGATTTTGGCGATGCACGCTGCGGCCTTGCTACGGGCGACTGGGCAGTTGCAGGAACTGTCACCAGCGCGAGCGGTACCACGCTCACCGTTGAGGGACTTGCCGCCTTCGTTGCTGGTCACTTCACCCGCGGCCGCCTCACTTTCACCAGCGGTGCGAATAGAGGTGAGGTGATGGAAGTAAAATCACATTCACCGGGTGGGCGGCTGGAACTGTGGCGGGCTCCCGCGCGCATCGTTACGCCGGGCGATACGGTGACCATCCTCGCCGGATGTGACAAGCAATTCTCGACCTGCCACATGCGGTTTGCCAATGCGGAAAACTTTCGCGGCTTCCCGCATATGCCGGGCAATGACTTCGTACTTGCGCGAGCGGGAAACTGACATGAAGCGCCGTATGGAAATCGTCACCGCCGCGCGTTCATGGATCGGCACGCCCTATCGCCATCAGGCGAGTTTGAAAGGCGCAGGTAGTGATTGCCTCGGCCTTCTTCGCGGTGTCTGGCGTGAGGTGATAGGGTCGGAACCCGAAACACCGCCGCCCTACACCGCAGACTGGGCCGAAGCACCGGGCAGCTGCAACGAGACAATGGCGCACGCCGCGCGTCGTCACCTTCAGGAAATCCCGATTGAGACGGCGGGCGCAGGCGATGCGCTTCTCTTCCGTATGAGGCGAAACGGCCCCGCAAAGCACATCGCCATTCTGAGCGGGCCTGATCGGATGATCCATGCCTGGTCCGGCCATGCGGTAACGGAAACACATCTTGGCCGCTGGTGGCGCTCACGCGCGGCATTCGCCTTCCGCTTTCCCGGTGTCGAAGTGGAAGAATACTCATCGCGGTTTGAGGACTGATCCTTGGCAACTCTCATTCTCTCAGGCGCTGGCTCGGCTATTGGCAGCGCGTTGCTTCCATCAGGCCTCAGCTTTCTTGGCCTGTCGGTTTCAGGCGCGGCGCTGGGTAGCGCGCTCGGCAGCATTGCCGGGTCGCTCGTCGATGCGCGCCTCTTCGGCAGGAGCGCGAATGTGGAAGGTCCGCGCCTCGGCGATCTTCATGTCATGGCGTCGAGCGAAGGCGCGCCGATACCAAAAGTCTATGGCCGCGCGCGCATTGGCGGCCAGGTGATATGGGCGACAGATTATGTCGAGCACCGCCATACGCGCACGAGTGGCGGCGGCAAAGGTAGCGGCTCTTCTGCTTCCGTTACGGAATATAGCTACACCGTCTCCTTTGCCGTTGCGCTCTGCGAGGGTGAGATCACGCGGATCGGGCGGATCTGGGCCGATGGCAAGCCGCTCTCGCTCGCGGACCTTTCATGGCGTCTCCATCGCGGCAATGAAACGCAGATGCCGGACCCGCTAATCGAAACGGTCGAAGGCGTGGCACCGGCCTATCGCGGGCTCGCCTATATCGTGTTTGAAAACATGAAGGTGACGCCCTTCGGCAATCGCATTCCGCAATTGAGTTTCGAGGTGTTCCGCACACTCGATGAAGTCGAAAGTCTTGTGCGCGCTGTCACCATTATTCCCGGCACGGGCGAGTATGTTTATGACACAGAGCCCCGTCGCGAAATACTCACCGAAGCATCAAGCCGTACACTCAACGCGCATATGGCGAGCGGCAAATCGAATTTCGTCACCGCCATTGATGAGCTGGAAGCCGTGCTACCGGAAGCGCGCGCTGTGTCACTCGTCGTGTCATGGTTTGGTGATGATCTGCGCTGTGACTCATGTTCTATCAAGCCAAAAGTGGAAACACGCAAGAAGATCACCTGGCCGGAAGTATGGAATGTTGCCGGTGTCTCGCGTTTCGCGGCGGCGGAAGTCAGCCGCATTGATGGCAAGCCTGCCTATGGTGGAACACCTTCCGATGCAAGTATCCGCCATGCACTGACGGAGTTGAAAGCGCGGGGACTCGCCGTCACTTTCTATCCTTTCGTGATGATGGATATTCCGGCAGACAGCACCTTGCCTGATCCCTCCGGCATCGGCACTCAGCCGCCTTATCCGTGGCGCGGGCGCATTGCACCCATGGGCGATGTCGCTGCGAGTGTGGCTACCTTCTTCGATGACAATGAATGGTCCTATCGCCGCATGGTGTTGCATTATGCGGAGCTTTGCGCATCGGTCGGCGGTATTGATGCCTTCATCATCGGCTCGGAACTGCGCGGGCTGACACAGGCGCGCGACAGCGACGGCAACTATCCGGCGGTCACTGCGCTGCGGACGCTTGCGGCAGATGTGCGCGCAATCCTCGGGCCGGATGTGAAGATTTCCTACGCCGCGGACTGGAGCGAATATCGCGGCCATGATCTCGGCGACGGAGATTTCCGTTTCCATCTCGATCCGCTCTGGGCGGATGAGAATATTGATTTCATTGGCATCGATATGTATGCGCCGCTGACGGATTGGCGTGACGGCGATGCGCATCTCGATGCGCAAGAATGGCCGTCAATCTATGACATGGCCTATCTCCGCTCCCGCATTGCAGGCGGTGAAGGTTATGACTGGTATTACGCAAGCGATGAGGATCGCGCGGCGCAGACCCGTACACCGATTACCGACGGTGCTTGTGACAAGCCGTGGGTGTGGCGCGCAAAGGACATAAAGAACTGGTGGTCCAATCCGCATTATGATCGTTCGGGCGGGTTTGAAGCATCTGAGCCGACCGCATGGTTGCCGAAGTCAAAGCCCATCTGGTTCACGGAACTCGGTTGCCCGGCGGTGGATAAGGGTACGAACCAGCCCAATGTTTTTGTCGATCCGAAATCATCGGAAAGCAGCCTCCCGCATTTCTCGCGCGGTACGCGGGATGACTTTATCCAGCGGCGTTTCATCGAAGCAGAAATGTCGTGGTGGGACCCGTCTCACCCGGAGCATGTCGCGGGCAGCAACCCCGTCTCGCCGCTTTATGACGGACGAATGGTCGAGCCTTCGCGCATTTTCTTCTGGACCTGGGATGCGAGACCATTCCCGATTTTTCCCGAGCGGCAGGATATCTGGTCAGACGGGGCGAACTGGAGACTCGGCCACTGGCTGAACGGGCGCATGGGTGCGGCCGCCTTGCCCGCACTGGTGAGCGCCATCCTGACAGATGTGGATTTCACGGATGCCGATGCCGCAGCCCTTCGCGGTGTTGTCGAAGGCTTCGTGATCGACCGCATCATGTCACCGCGCGCGGCAATCGAGCCTCTCATGTTGGCGGGCTTCTTCGATGCAGTGGAAGCAGACGGGGGCATCCGCTTCCGCCATTTCGGTGATGCTGCCGAGGCAGCGTTGACGCCCCCCATGCTCGCTGTGGCGGATGATGCAGCCACGCCTGGATGGAAATTGGTGCGCGGGCAGGAAACGGAGCTCCCCGGTGTTGTGAAGCTCACCTATATCGATGGTGGTGCTGATTATCGGCAAGCAGCGGTGGAGGCGCGGAAGCTCAGTGGCCATAGCCAGCGTGTTGCGGCTGCCGCCCTTCCCATGGTGCTGACACAACCCGAAGCGCAGCGCATCGCCGATCTCTGGTTGCAGAAAAGCTGGGAGGAGCGCGAGCGCGCGGAACTTGCCGTTCCGCCCAGTCTTGCGGCGCTGGAACCGGGCGATCATGTGACGCTTGATCTCGGGCACCGTGTGGCCCGCTACCGGCTGACAGGCATTGTGGATGCAGGCGCGCGAGAAGTCTCTGCGGTTGCGAGTGCGCCCGGCCTCTTCGCGGCAATGGAGACACCCTCGCGTTCTTCCAGGCCGGGCCTGCCACCAGATTGGGGAAAGCCGCTCGCTGTTTTCATGGATCTGCCCCTGCTGAGCGGCGATGAAACACCTCACGCTCCTCGCATCGCCGTCGCGGCGGAGCCATGGCCGGGCGGCGTTGCTGTTTATCGGCAGGGCAGTGCAGGTCTTGCGCTTGACCGTGTGGTACGCGCCTCCGCGACGCTTGGCCGAACGGCATCGACGCTACTACCGGGCCCCGTATCACGCTGGGATGAGACGAATGAGCTGGTCGTCGTTCTCTCAAGCGGTGTGCTGACGAGTGCCGATGCGTTTGCGGTTCTAGGTGGTGCAAATCGCGCGGCGCTGGAGACACCAGACGGCGAATGGGAGGTGATCCAGTTCCGCACCGCCGAACTCACCGCGCCGGACAGTTTCCGGCTCAGCGGTCTGCTGCGCGGGCAGGCGGGTACGGAAACAGCCATGCGAGCGCCGCTAGAGGCAGGCGCGCGCTTTGTGCTGCTGGATGAAGCGGTGGAAGAACTCGGGCTGGCCGAGGCAGAGCGCGGTCTTGAGCGGCAATGGGTCTATGGTCCGGCACCA